GTCAGATCAAAATCTTGCATCTTTTAGGTTAGTTTTAGATAAATTGAAGGAGAGAATGATGACGATTAGAAATGATTACACTAGTCTATTTAACTCTAAATGTGGTAAACAACAACCCACAACTATATATATAGGAAGTGAATTATCAGGAATAGGAAAAACAACTTTTATGGAATGGTGTGTAGAGCCTTTGTCATTAAAATATGGTAGGGCATTAACTAAATATGTAAAAGGAACAGAAGATTATTGGTCAAATTATGTGTATCAAGATATTTTACATTGGAGAGATTTTAATCAAAAGAAAACAAATGAAGAACATATTGAATTAATTAATATTTATGATCCTAGTCCTACTCAATTAAATATGTCAGATAATGATCAAAAAGGTCGTCAGTTTAAATCACGTTTTATGTTTATAGATTCAAATACGTTATATATTCGTCGATCAGCAATGATTGATGATGCGAGTAAATTAGATAGAAGAAGAGATTTCCTTTTTGAAGCTTTTACAGAATTTAGATCAACACCTGACAAGCCAACACCCGGAAGTGCAGAAGAAGCAATTAATAATTTATATTTAGTTAGTAAACCTAGAGTAAAACAGAATGATGGTGCTCCCCAATTTAATACTGAATATTTTACTATAGATGGTAGATCAATTAGAATAGGAAACAATGGAGTAGAAGTACCAACACTACGGTTTGATGTAATAATCGATAGATTGTATGAACATGAGGTTGCAAATAATACTGCCTATTTAGCAAAATGTAAGAGAATTTTTGATGCAGAAAAAGAACGACAATTGATGGAAGAACAGACACTCTTCCCGGCAATATCACAGAATGAAGCAGAATCAAAGAAAGTCATTTTATTAATAGGAGCCCCAGGTACTGGTAAGACTACATTAGCTCGTAAGTTTAATCCAATACGTGAAGACGGAGATTTTAAGTACGATGAATTTACTATTCAAAACACCAGTGAGAATATTAGAAAATATATTTTAAGGTCTTATGATGTAGGTGATAAAAATGTTATTTTAACTGCTAACATAACTGATTTTGAAGCTTGGTTAGATACTTTAACTTTAGATCAAGAAGATGCGGTAATGCGAAGATGTATTAAAATAGATGTAGAGTTTGCAATAAAGAAGTCAGGTTGGTTAAAAGGATATCTCACTAATCCAGTTTACTATACAAAAGAAGAAGTTGAGGATGAAAATAATAAGTCACTATATTCACGTATGGTAGCATTTAAAGTTAATGGGATTAATGTTAAAGTAACCGGAGCCTCTAAATTAATTGAAGATAATTTAAAGAAAGATATTAAAAATGTTATTTCCTATAATATTACCCCTCGTATTAAGATTAATAGAGATTTGGCCAAAAATTTAGTAGAGTTTGACATGTACTGGAGAGATG